TTAATTTCACGTAACAATTCTAAAGCGTGCTTAATTTGTTCTTGTGTCATAATATCATCCTCCTTAGATTTTAGCTCCACACCCAGCAGGATGCAGAGGTAAAACCTAGCGGAGTGCTAGGAGTTTACTATTTCATTATGAATCTTATTACTTACCGCATGGAAATCTTCCTGACTGAAAATATCTTCCGCTTTAGTTTCTACTGAGCAATGGTCGCTAATGTATTTGTCAATTGCCTTTTTGACCACTTGTCTCACTGCGATTACTGGACTTACGCATGTGGAACTAATCCTGCTTAATTCTTCCTCAAATCTGTCCTTAGTGTAAAAATATAATTCTTTTTGTTCGTTCAACATAATTACTACCTCCCCCTTTTAGGTTTTACCTCAATCTCACGGACTCAGGTAAAACCTAAACATTCCCCTTTTCTGCATATCTAGCACCGTTAGCCTCGTATCCAGTGTTCGCTCTCCTTGGCTGGCATCATGCCAACTTCGCCGGTTCGCGCTGTGGGGTTTTTGTATGCTTTTATATGTGTGCGGTGCGCTTTGTTGCTGGGTCTAATGATAACCCTTGAACTGTCAGGAGGTTTTTGGCCTCCTGCTCCGGCCTTCACGGAGTAGACTTAGCGGGTTTTATGGTTCTACTATTTTAGCATCTGCGATATACTGACCACCTTCATTCCATACCCTGCCGTATTCGTCGATTGACATTTCGATTTCGGCTATTGAGCATTCCTTTAGGGATTTTTTGTCAGCATCAGTGATTCCCTCTAATTCGTAGTATCTAACTTTTTTCATTGTCCTACCTCCTTATTTTCGGCTGTCATCATCAGTGCCGGTAGCCAATCCGGCAGACCGCCGAAGCGGTTTCGACTAGTACGACCAAGCGTATTTATCAGTGTCGCCATATTTTTCATCTGCGATTTTCTCGCAATCCTGGTTGCTATCTCCTTCGATTTCGTCAACAAGGATTAAATTATCCTCCATGTCGCCGTTTAGGATGTCGTAAATTTTGAGTATCGTCATGCGTGTATCCCCCTTATTTAGTTTGCGGTTTCCCACTTCCCCTTTCGGGGATTCGGCCGGTTACCATCCGGCACTCATCAGGTGGGTTATGCGGATACTGCTTCATAATCCATATTTGTATATACGCTGAAATATCCTTCTATTCTTCTGCCTAGTTCTTTTGCCGCTTCTATTGCCTCCCCTACTGCTTTGAAAGCTTTATCAGTGCTTGCCTTGTATACTATTACCCGTTGTCTGACTACTTACTGTTACTAAACCTCTATACATTTTGTTTCCCCCTCGTATTTAGTTTTCGTGTTGTTGTGTTCCATGTGCTTATGATACCATGGTACAAAACATTCGTCTAGCCTCAAAAAACGCTATGTAGTGTTATTAGACTAAACTGTATAGCCGATACTTAGTCTAGCTTAAAATATTAGCCGTTTTCGTATTTTCAGAAGTTTTCGAGAAGTTTTTGAAAGTAACCTGTAATCAGCATTATACCTGGCTTTTTAATTCGTTTGGATATACTTTTTCCAATGCTTCACGGATAACTTCTGATACGGATTTTCCTTTTCTAGCCGCCAATATCTTTATCTCTGTCCGAAAATCTATGTCAGCGTCGAATATGATGCGTACCCGTTTGCCTGCCATATGTGTCACCTCCTATATGTGATAGTATACCATGATGCCAAGGTATATGTCAAAACGCGAATACTGGCCGGATCTGCTATGTATAGAAGGAAAACGGAAACTTTTGCTTGTTATCCGACTTTGGCCGTGATAAAATGGTAGTGTGGGGGTTTTATACCTGCTGTTTTTTTTGTGCATCAACCTACCGTATTTGGTAGGAGAATATCGTTTACGGGGCATCCGAGAGGGTGCTTAGGCAACGAGCAACCAGGGGACTTGATCGTGCTGTGTTCCAATTGCCATGCTAAGTTTCACGATAAACTTAAATAACGAAAAAACCGGCCATGTAAAGACAGGGGTAAGCATTACTATTGTATCTTTGCATGGTCAGTTTACTTAAAGCCTTGATTTTACTAGCTTTGTGGCTATTTTTAGAATGTCGAAGTCGCAACAAAAACATAGGGGTGAAATGTTACGGTTGTAACACTCTCGCGGAGGTGCTTATTTTGATAAAAGAAACAACCATAATAGACGAAAAAACAGGCGAAGTGTGCAGCATAAAGAAGCATTTCATGGAATCAGCTTTTGACGAGGAAAAAGGTTATTTGTTCTGGGCCCGGAAAAGTTTTACGAAGTCATTTCACAGCGTAGATTACCCGGCAGAAATGAATGACCTTGATTTAGGTAGAATGGCTAGATTAGCAAAGAAAATATGGTCGAATACAAATATGCTTGGTTATCGTGGCAATGGTGGTATTAAGCCGTATACGGTTGAAAAAATAGGTCAAGTCATAAACCTTAAACCCAGGCAAGCTAAGGCTTTCGTCGATAAGATGATTTCTTTAGGTGTTATAGCTAAGGTAAATGTAGACACTGGCGGCCATAAGGACGTGCATTTTTACGTGAATCCTATTTATTTTTTCAGCAGTAACAGGATACCTCTTAATCTGTACCTTATATTTCGTAAGGAACTGGATAAAGTGTTGCCAGTATGGGTAAAAGCTAAATATGCGGAGAATAAAGGATAAAACGAGGTGAAAAAGTATGTGTGATGGATGTAAAAACGACAAAGCATGTAAGTATAAAGAAGGTTATATTGAACTCACTAAAGCGATTAAGAATGTCTGTATTGATGTGAATTTTGAGATAGTTATTAGATGTAAGCGGAAGAGTACGTAGAATTGAATTATTGCTGTTTATTGATGAATAGCTTGGAATATCGAGGTGAATTGATTTATGAGCGACCATGACAAATCTGTTCAAGTTAAAAAAGAAGCGTTCTTGGCCGCATATGCAGAGGTAGGAACTATCACTCATGCGGCAGAGTTGGCAGGAATTAGCCGAACATCTCATTACCAGTGGATGGAAAACGCTGAATATGTAGAAAAGTTCCGGGAAGCTGAAAAACAAGCCTGTGAGGTATTAGAGAAGGAAATCAGGCGCAGAGCTGTAGAAGGAGTAGACGAGCCGGTATTCCACAGAGGCGAGCAATGCGGGACAGTCCGCAAATACTCCGACACACTACTCATTTTTGCGGCAAAGGGAGCTATGCCCGAGAAATACCGGGAGAACGCAAAGCTGGAAATCGACCTAAAAGCCAATATTACCGGCCAGATTAACTTGGCTAAACTTAGCCCGGAAGAGCTGGAAGCGCTCGAAGCGATGTATACGAAAGCATCGGAAACAGAATAGCTATATGTAGGTTACATCTTGTTTGGTTCCTATAATAATCATTATGTTAACTAAACAGGGCCAAAAGTACCGCATTTACCGCATTTCTTAGTCTTGTGTTAGGTTGTATGGAAATTGTCCTGCCGTGGTGGACATTTCAGCGCATCTGCTCACCTTCATAGGGGCAGGGTTGCGACGCTGTATTGTACCCGCATAGCAGGGCCGTATGCAGTAGTTTTGCCCTGCCCTCGTGTGTTTGTATGTTTCAGCGTCCTGGGGATGTCGTGGCTGTCTTAGGGGCAGGGGGCGGTGCATGTCATGGCGGGTACCCGGTCTACCAGCAAGTACCTCTTATTTCTATGCCTCCCCCCAAAAAATTATATAAAAAATTATAAAAATTCCCGAACATCTGGAAGAAAATACAAATACAACAAAGGGGTAATATAATATTATGAAAAAATTAATGAGTGAAAACGAATGGCAAAAAAATTATTCAATGGGACAAGATTATTATTTTAGAAATTTATGTAGTAGTTGTATTTATCAAATACCAGAATGTCCATCAAAACCAGGGGATGAGAGAACTAGACGAATAAAATATGGTGATGGAATAGGAAGAGATAATGTTAGAGAGTGTAGTTATTATATTGAGAAAGATTAAGGTGCACTATGGTTAAAAATATCAAGGCATTAAGAGATAAGAAGAACGGTAGTATAACTATTGAAACTCTTGTCAGTGACTTGCAGGATGATGTTGCTAGTGGGGATGTAAAACAGTTAATAATAATTCAAGTTGACCAAAACGACAGGGTTTATACTGGTTGGTCAACTAATTCTACTGAGGCAATGGGATTAATGCAGGTTGGAATTAATGCAGTTTTAACGGCAATGAAAAATTAACAGAGTACCAAAATATACTCTCAAAAAATATTATATAAATTTTATAGAATCTCAGAAGTATTTCCATAATCTAACATAAGGTGGTTATCACTATGGTTGAAAAAACACTAGACATAGACTGCATCAAAACGGCTAAACAAAACATCTCCGACATTCAAGTATTCGGAAACGGCGATACATTCGCATTGCTATGCAAAGCATCAAGCAAAGAACAAGGATGGATGAAATCTACTAAAGTTTGCAATGTCCACGGTGGTTGTATTGTGCAGGTATCTACTCAACAGAAGAATCCTGACGGCAGCTATGCGGTTGCCGAAGCATTGACTTATGTTCCTGGAATACACATGGATAATAAGTCTGAACCCAGAAGATTCGTTAGTGCTAGTTTTATGCACTTACCACAATATGAATAAAATTTAACCAAGGACGGTGTTAAAAATGTGTTACGATCAATTGCAACAAATAAATAATTTTGCGGATAGGGCAAAGCAACAAGATAAAGACAACATTTTTAGGATGGTTCAGTTGGAGATACTAACTCCATTCGAAGCAAGGGAAATACTGCAAGTAAGTAAGTTTATTCCAGACACTCGCCCAATCTGCCCAGACTGCAAACAGGTCATGGTGAAAACTAACATAGAGTTATCGGATGGTTGGTTTACTGGTTGGGGTTGTGGGTGTAGGTATGAACCGAAATAGGTGATATCATGGCCCCGAAAATCAAGATAACTCCACAGCTAAAATACGACATAGAAAAAGAAAAATGCCGCAGGTCAAGTAAATACTTCATCGAAAACTACGTCCACATAGAGGACAGAGATTCAGATGAATTGGCGGTGCTATTTAAACTATGGCCAGACCAGGGCAAGGTTCTGGAACTGTTCGAGAAACAAAGACTCAGCATACTTCTAAAGGCCAGGCAGTTAGGTTTTAGTTGGCTATGTCTAAGTTATGCGGTAAGACGCATGATATTCAAAACTGGCTACTCTGTAGTGGCACTATCTAAGCGCGAGGACGATGCAAAAGAGTTATCCCGCAGAGTAGTATTTATTCTTAGATACATGCCTGAATGGTTTATTAGAGACAAGAAAACTGCACCGACAGCATGGAAAGGAATGACATGGGAATCAACGTCACTGCAGATAACTATTAATCATCCAAACGGAGAACCGTCAATATTCAGCAGTTTAACCAGTTCCCCGGACTCAGGACGTTCCTTGACTGCTAACCTGATAATACTTGACGAGTGGGCGTTCCAGGAATACGCATCTAAGATTTGGGCTGCTGCATATCCGACGATTAACAGACCAACAGGCGGACAAGTAATCGGGGTACATTCTTCAATAAAATATGGGATGAAGCAATGGAAGGGTTAAACGGATTCACTCCTATATTTCTACCTTGGAGTGCTGACCCAAGACGTACTCAGGAATGGTATGAGGCAACCAAAAAGGCACTTCCCGTTGATGGTGATAGTGATGCCAATTATCATACAGAATATCCAGAAACTCCCGAAGAAGCATTTATGTATGCTGGAAACGCTGTTTTTAATGTTGAAAAATTAACTAACAGGATTAAGTTACTTAGACACGCATACAAAGAAAATCCTCCTGCTAGGGGCAACATAGAGTCAATACAGGCAATTAACGGCGACCCGATAAAAGGTGTTGTTAAATTTATACCAGATGAAAATGGATGGCTGACTGTATACGAAATGCCTGTGCATGGTAATCGCTATGTTATTGGCGGTGACATATCTGAGGGCGGCATTGACTGGTCAGTAGGTCAGGTAATAGATAATACTACGGGTAATCAGGTGGCAACATGGAGAGCGCACACGGACACAGACTTATTTGCAAAACAGATGTTCAGTTTGGGGCATTTCTACAACGAAGCGCTCATAGCTATTGAAATTAACTTCGATACTCACCCGGTAAAAGAGTTAATTAGATTAGGTTATCATAGGCAATATAAGCGAGAAGTAGTAGACAGTATATCCAAGAAAAGGGAACAGAAGTATGGTTGGAGGACAACATCATCAAGTAGACCTTTAGCTATAGGTGAATTAGTTTCGATAGTTAGGGAAAACATTGATTCGATAAACGACCTTACTACCCTCAGTGAAATGCTATCGTTTATTAGGGGAGATACCGGTCGCCCAGAAGCTCAGCAGGGCAAGCACGATGATGCTGTTATCGCATTAGCAATAGCATATATGGCGCGAGGTCAGCAGCTATTTTCGGTAAAAGAGAAGGAACCGGAATTACCTAAAGGACTACCGGAGGACTTGCTGAGTGATTTAATGCAGGACCCGGCAGCTAAGGCGCACTGGTTGAGTATGCGGAAAATACAGGAAGGAGTGATAACGGATGCAGTGTGATAATAAAGATACTGAACTAACTAAAAAAGAATCAATGTTTTTAGCCCAATTAAGCGATATTGCCAGCAGATTAAACTTAGGAGAAGTTAAGAACCTAAGTGGTGGCGGCATGATGATGGTTATTTTAGAATATGCAGGTTGCATTGAACCTTGGCAGAATGATTTTTTAAGGAAGTATTTTGGTTAGACAATGCAGGGATAAAACGGGTAGGTGGTTAAATGAAAATATTTGTTTCATCTCAGAAGAATAAAAAGGGATTTTACGAGGCCAAGATATTTGTCTGGCCTTATTTTTATGCAAAAGACAAGGACGTTAAAATAGCCGTAAACAAACTTTCCGAAATGATAGAAACTTTTAAGCAGCAATTAGTAAGCGGTAATATTATTGAGGTTCCCGCAATATAAGGCAGGTGAACTAAATGACAATACTAGACAAAGCAAAACAATTCTTAGGCATGGCGATAGACCCGGCAAAGCAGATGATAGCTGACAAAAAGGAATCTGATGCAGAGCAAGCAAAACTCCAGAAGTGGAAAAAACGCCTATCCCAAGCAATGTCAGAGCATGATAAATTCCGCGATGATTGCGCTAAATGGGATGCCCTATACCACGGAACAAAAGCGGTTGGCCCAAACGTCGGCAGAACT